GTGCTTACAGTAGGTTCTGGATCTGATACTCTAGCAGTTTCTAGATCTTTTACTGCTGCTATGCGGCTAAGGTCATCAATAATATCTGCTGAACGTAATTTAGCACGAGCAGCGTATAACAATCTTGTTACAGTGTCTTGTTTGTCTTTTAACGATAGTCTTGAATAATTTGTAATATTTCTTCTAACTGATTTATAGTCAGTGTTTTTAATATTAACACTTGACTCAATGCTTATTAAGAATTGAGCTATTTGCGTTGGTACTGTATTGTTAGCAACAGAACGCAAATATCTGTTCAACGCTAACACAGGCAATGTAACAGTTTTTCTTGCAGCCTTTGCACTGCCTGGATCTTTCAATTTGCCTAAGGCATCGTCGTCCCCTGTAACAAAATGCACAAAGTTATAGAGGTCTGTGCCAAAGGTTCTAAATTGACTGTAGTCTGACTTTACTAAAGTTTTTTTAGCATAGTTTGCGGCTGCTGGTCGAGATTGAGGATACTGTCTAAGTAACTCTAAAGATAAAAGAGACAGATAAAGTCTTTCACAACAATCAGTGTAAGTTAATACTCTTACATTGCTTTCGTTGCGGGTAAGTCTTGCTTCATGTAACTCTTTAATAAAATCCATGTTACATCTTTACGCAATTATCTACAGTTTTGCCGCCTTTTTTCTTGGTGCCCATACGCTTGTATCCTTTCCAGCATACCTTGCCATCAACACCTTTTTGTTTTTCTTCTGAGACATTGCGCCAGTTTGGGTTGCCACAATCTTGACAGATTGAATCTTCAACTTCTTCCGGTTCAGGCTCTGGGTCTTTAGCACCTACACCAATTTCTAAATGTTTTGTTTTAGCAATAATTGCTTTGGCTTGATCGACATCTATGCCTGCTTTCTTAATTGCATCAGCTACAGACTTTGCACCGAACGTGTCGCCTAGGCTGACTAACTGCTGTCCCAGTTTTGCTGCGTTGTTCCATTCTTCATCATCGGGCCATTTTACACCTGAAGATGGTTCTAAACCTGACATAATTTTTTGACCCGCTTCAACGAAAGGTTTGAATTTTGGGTCTATGTCATAATAACCTTCGTTTACGATTTCGTGCATTTTCATAATATTAATCCTTTTTTAGTAGTTGACCTTGCTGAAACTTTTCATAAAGTGTTTCAATGTGATCGGCATACCATAATTGTAATGACTTTCTACAGTATTTATTATTTTTCACCCGATGCCAGCACTCGGTGCTGAATGCATAACACGGCCTAAAAGTAATACGTTGAATAGGCTTCTTGCTGTTTGGGAATCTCATAATATCGCAGGGAGCGTATCTATCATCGTAAGGTTGTAGTGGAAAAACAATAATAGTATTTCTACTTCTGTTATCATCTCCGTCAATATGAGTCGGTAGGTGTACTCTTTTGTTAATCTTTGCGAACGACCATCTAACAGGTTGATACAAAAACATTTCTATAATTTTTTTTATAGAATCTGGAGTGCCAAATGTCCCTTCTGGATTTACTTTCCGTATTCCTTTAAACGCTATTGTCTGTATGCCGTTAGAATCTTTAGGAATGTTACTACTTTCTAATAACAAGTTTAAACCAAAATACTCGCCCGTAGTGTAATCGTGCTGATAGTAATATCTTGAGTATTTTGTTTCAAAATCTAATAGGTCTTGTCTATGCTGGGCAGAAAGCTCTAAGGGAATATCAAAAAAATTCATTAACGCTGTTTAGCCCTGTTGGCTTTTGAAAAGTATGCTCTTGGAACGAGTTTGATATCACCTTCGGGGTGTGCTAACACATAGCCTTCACCACCTTCGCCACCGTGTGGACCATGTATTTTTGCTTGCACAGATGCTTCTTTGTCAAACTGACTTATGATAGTATTTTTAAGTGTTAGCACATCCATGACAGTTTCCCACATTGTTTTAAATGCTTGTGCATGATCTTTTATGTATTGAAGTATCTTTGCCTTTTTGCGATCACTAATTTTAGGATCACGTTCTAACCAACCCGCAAAGTCTGCTGCTAGATTTTGGATACCTGTATCAACCTTGCTGTTCATGTACCTATAAAATATTTTAGGTAAATCCTTTAACTGCATAGCAGCCAAATCATTAAGATCTAACATTTGGTCAACTGCTCCGGCGTTTGCTTTTATTTTTGATTCAAGTTGTTTGATTTGTTGATTATCTACTTGCGCAGGTTTTTCCATTGTGATAGGAGGCATTACTAATAAATCATTGCCCTGGAATATATCTTTGTCTTTGAGCGGACTTTCGTTGCCTTCTGCATCAACCTGTCTGTGTATTACAACGCCTGCTTTACTAGTCTTAATACGTTTACCTAAATCACTGTTTACGTCAATGGCGTATTCTACAATGTTAGGTTCAAAAACTAAATTACCGTCTTGTATTTGGGGAGTATTAAAGTATAGCATATCGCCTTTGAAAAAGCCAACATAGTCTTTTGGAACTGCTGCTTGAAACAATGGAAAAACATTTTTCATGTTAGTAACTAACACACCGTAACCTTTCGGATCTTTTGCATACCCCGGACGGTTTTTAAGCATTGTTTCTATTTCTTCTGGCGACTTAGCCCTTCCGTTATACCCTGTAGCAGTAAAGCCGCTTTTGTCAGTAAGTATAAAATTACCATCTTGATCCCTACCAAAGATAACAGCAGGACTACCATCCCATTTGACTGTGACATCTTTATGTCCTTGTTTTTCTAAACTCTTTAGAGCTTCTAATACTCTTATTACACCCTTTGAACCTTCAGTAAAAATAATATCTTCGGCATGATCTATGCGGGCGCCTTCGTTAAGTTGCTTGGTATTTTGTATTTGTCTGAATTCTACAAAACGCATTATACACCTGCTAGTTTTCTAATGTCTTGTAAAGCGTAATCTTCTGGCATTTCCATACCACGCTTGGCTAGATTGTCTTTGAAGTCTGCTGTCAATGCGTCAAAGTTTGGTTGTGTTTTTAGTTTTTCTATCATGCGTTCAACTGAATCCATGTCGTTGGCAGTTGAACCTTTGCCCAATATTAATTCAGCAACTTCATTTGGAACTTTTGTTATTGGTTCATTAGTTTCTCTATTCACAAGCCCGTTAGTAGGAGACCACTTCATTCCTTTTGCTTTTGCAACCGAAGCAATAAGTATCATTCTATCTGCTCCTTTAAACGGGGTATTATCTCCCATACCTTTTAGAGCAAATTTCATAAACTCTGGATCACCAAACATCAAATCAGTTTGTACAAAACCTTGTGCTTCATCTCCATTGATAGGAGTTTTAAAATGTACGTTGATGCCTGACTTGGCTACCCACTGTCTAACATCGTCGTCTGGATGATTCTTTTGTGCCCATGCTACTAGTTTTTGGTATAATTCTTCTTTGTCAACTTCTGCTTGATTTACAGCAACATCTAAGTCACCTGATGTGCTACGAATACCTGTACTGCCTAGTTTGAAGTCCCTGTGCGGGATGCCTGTAATCTTTTCAACCCATGCTAGAGTAGGATCAACATCATCTCTTGCTATTCTTTTTGTTAAAGGTTCTTTAGTCTCTGGATCTTTAAAAATGTTGCCGCCTTCTAGTAAAACACTTTCGCCAATTGTTTCCATGGTAATAGTAGCTTTTCCGTTTTTATGAGCTTGTACAAATTCTCTCCAACCTTGTTTGCTCGGTATAGTATCACCTTTTTGATTCCTCCAAATGCCTTCTGTTTTGTACCATGTAACTATGTCGTTGGCATCGTTAATATAACTCGATCTGTTTGGTAAACTGTTTAAGTCTCTTGGTAAACGTTGACTTCGCGTAGTGTCGCCTCTAGTTCTGCGTACTACTTTTTGTTTTTTAGGAGCCGGAGTTGGTTTTTCTTTAGAGACCTTTTTATCTGCAGGTCCTGTATAGCCTGTCTTTTTCTGTGCTCTATCAATAAACCCCTGAAGAGGATCTCCGATCCATTTTTTAATGAACCCAGGAGCGTCATCTTTTTCTAATAGATCACTAATCTTCATCTAAAATCTCTTTGTTTTCGATAATTTTTTTCATTGTCCTACTAAACTTTCTAGGATCGCCCGAACGGATACTATTTAAGAAACGTCTTTCTATTTCGCTCGCAGTTGTTTCGTCATAAGTGCTATTCACTCTGTTTAATAAATTTATAGCACTTTCAATAATATTTGACCCTGTCGTTTCAATTAACAGGTCTGGATTTCGACTATGACCTAGACTACTCAGTTCCTGTAATATACTGCGAGTTTGTTTTTTCATTTGTTTATATCCTTACTGTATTTAGCGAAAGAGACTATATGCTTTTTATTATAAATATATTTGTATTTAATTATATAGGGGCAAAAATGAAACCAATTCAATCACTAACCTTAGGTGAAAAGTCACTGCTTTTTGCAAAACTCTCACAAATTGCTTATTATAATATCAATGAGGCAAAAAAACAAGCAAAAGCACTCGGATTTGGCACTATTGAATTTTATAACAGGGACGGAGCTCAAGCATACCGTTTTATGAACAAACATGACCTTGTGATCGCTTGTCGAGGAACTGAACCGACTGAATTTGGGGATATTAAAGCAGATCTAAATGCTTTACCAGTTCTAGCAGAAACAGTTTCGCGTGTACATAAAGGCTTTAAAAAAGAAGTAGATGATCTTTGGCCAATGGTAGAAGAAGATATCAATAGGAAAGTTAATCAAGACAAAGCATTATGGTTTTGCGGACATTCATTAGGTGGAGCAATGGCAACTATACTAGCATCTCGTTGTTGGTACTGCCAAGAACTAGGTGACCCTATTGAACTTTTCACTTATGGATCTCCTCGTGTAGGATGGAAGGGTTACTGTGAAACTATAAAAGTAGAACACCATCGCTGGGTAAACAACAATGATATCGTTACCACTGTGCCTCCTAAACTGTTAGGTTATCGACATCACGGAACTGAACATTATCTAAATTCGTGGGGGAATGTTCGCAATGCATCAGGTTGGCAGAAATTTAAAGATAAGTGGCGCGGTTTTATATCTGGTATATTACAGGGTAAGATTGATAATTTCTCTGATCATTCAATAGACTTGTATATTGAATATCTTGAAAGATATGCTAAAGGCGACGAGCATCCGCAGATCTAACTTCTTTATAAATCTTTTCTAAGGTATCACAACACTTATGGCACTGCTGACAGGCACCTGTTGTTTTTTTGAAATCTTCTAGGCTCATGTGCGGAGCCATTTCTCTTATTGTAGATTCTGATACATTTCCGCAAATACAAACTATCATCCATATAGTATAATATATTTAGGAATAATTGTCAATAGTTATGCTACGCCGCCGTCGAACAATCCAAATGCCCATTTCTTTTCATGGCACCACCAACACGTACGACACGGTTTGGTAAAGTGAGCTGTAACTCCAGTGTAACCTGTACAACTTATTGTTTTTGGAAATAAATCTCCGAGCAAGTTTTCTTTTTTATATTCGGCCTGTATAAAACGTTTATCTACTTCTGCAAAAGGAGCATATCCTTTTCCAGTTATTGAACATATATGATCTGTTTCTTCTCCTGCCGCTTCAGAAAGAGTTGCATCTGTTGCATAAATTGTATCTTCTCTAAAAGTAGGATGGTAAAATCTGTTTACCATTCCGGCGTAGTCTCTTAGTTGATTAGCAACAGGATCTTTTGATAACGGCCAAGACGTTCTTCCTGTATAATGAGCTTCGATTCTGCCATCGAGATAAAGTTGATGGCCATTTTTTTGCAACATTCGAAACTCGTTTGAGCCATCTCCTAGTGTATCGTGTTCTAACTGTATAACTTCACTGACTATATCAACATCAAACTTTGAACGAATACACTCTAATACTCCTGTAAAAGCTGTAGAAAACCAAGGCCTGCTCAAATCGTGACCTGTTACGATTTTAAATGTTCTACCAGTTGTTTGATTATCTTTAAAAAGAGCATAAAGTAAATATGCTGAATCAGCACCTCCTGATACCAGTATTCCTATCTTAGTAGGGTCATGTGTTTCAAATGGGCTGTAATCAATAGTACCTGATCCGTATTCGTTTGTAATCTGTGTCATTGTTGTTATCTCCAGTACAGTATTTATCTATATGTCCAATTTGTTTGACAAATTTCTATTTTATGCTATTATTATGTCTGCGTTGATAAATAACGCGGAAGTAACGCATTCGGACTTCCTCAACAGTTTGTTGATATTGCTGGTGAACGTGTCGCGGTGTGTATCCGC